GCGATGTCGATTCCTCCTCGAAACTCATCAACCACAATAGAGTCTTCACCTTGGTAACCACACCAGAACTTGCTTCGGGGATCCTTAGAATAAGCTCCCACGCCTGCTTCGTCCCAGGCTCTGCGAGACTTTCCAGTTCCAGTTGGACCCCAGAACACCAAGCATGTTCGAACAATTGCAACAGGCTGATCGTGGTCGGCCGCAATTGCTCTAAGGGTCCTGTAACTGACAACACGAATGTTTGCGGGTACTGCCAAGAGGTCGCCTCGCTGCGCTGACGTCCATACTGATTCCCAGTCAGTCTTGCTATTTCGTCGGATAGGTTTTGCGCCAAATTCGAATCGGGTGTCGGGGATGGCGGTGTCGTCCTTCCAGACGTAGTCGTTGGCGGCTGCTGATCGCGAGAGCTCCGCATGCGCGCCAGGGAAGATTGCCAAAACTCCGGCGAGGGAGGATTTCCGTGAAAGGGAGATAACGAGCTGCCAGTGAAGATATCCCGTGGCACCGCGTTCCTGTTGGCCCTTAATCCAGGATAGACCGGCGGGAAGGGATTCGGGGGCGGTGTAAGATCCATCAGGGATAGTAAGGAGCCAGAAGATGCCCTGACGCCTTGCCATACTTACCTGAGGGATCCGGAACCTTTTATATCAGGGTGTTCGGAATGATTCCGAAAATTTTTACATCACGGGACCATTCAGCCGCCATACCTGTCATTTTACCCGTGAGGTCGGAAAATTAGGGAGAGAAGGGAGAACCGTGTCTAGTAAGTAATACTTAGACACGATTCTCACCTCAAGCAATATGCCCCCCCTGCCCCCCAAGGGGGGTTCCGCAATGTAGTTGAGATAAGTTTTATTTAAACTGTAGTAGCATTGGGGGCAAGTTCAGTGATGTCCTTGATGGAAGTGCTTCCAGCAACAGTATACGTTCCAGGAGGATGATACTGGAAGTTAAGTCGCCATGGACGACGATATTGCAAGGTGTTGTCCACAATGTTTGGAGTAACTGAGACAATACCGGAGGTTGCCTCAGGCATTTCGATAACATAGTTATCAATACGCTCGATGATAAGACCATTGGTCAAAGCAGCATCAGTATCTGCAGTGTAGTTTCGAGTACCTATCAACTTGTAGTTAGCAGTATCGAACAACTTCGATGCTTGAGGTTCAGTGTACACTCCAACCAGCATTGTACGGGCAACTGGGGTAAGACAACCCCAGTGTTCAGACTTCTGAGTCTTAGCACCATCATACATAAAGTTCTTAGGGCCGACCATTTTGTAAGTATAGGTTTGACCTGGGTTAAGAGCAATATGAGTGTGCGAGGTTTTGAGCTGACGCTTGAACTGAGGCCACTCAGTAGGCAAAACACCCAATCCAGTTGATGATGTAGCATTGTCCCAGATAGTGTTAGTATTGCCAACCCAGACCTTACTGTTATTATCAACAGTATAGGAGGCAGCAACTACAGTGAGGACGTTTTGGACTGTTGTTGTATCCGTTTGATTCTCAGCGCCGGTGTAAGAGTACAATGTAGTAGTAGGATTGGCTTCGCCCAAATTCATACCTTGCTTGACTCTTGGAGCGCATTCAATAGCGCAAATGCATATAGTAGCATCGCTGAGGTTTTTGATGATGTAATCAGTGGAGCATGACTTCACAGTGAACTTGACAGAGTTGAAGGCAAAGTTACCAGTTGATGATGGATCATAGCGAGCACCAGTGGCTCCATCCGCTTTACGGTTGAAGATCATGGACGCTGCATCCAGAAACTGGGGGAGTGTAAAACTCCAATCGGTTTTTGTGGACGAGTAACCGACTGCATCAGCAATCGCAGGCGGCTTCGCGTCAAAACCTCGATACCAAGTAATCCTGTTAGGAACAGAGGGCAAGGGAATAGCCATACCCATGAAATACTGTTTCATCGAACCTTTGATTTCCTTTGAGTCTATAACCTTGTGAATCTTCGCACGAAGCTTCTTGCTGACTTTGACCTTAGCATACTTGCCCTTCGACTGCTTCATAGTCTTGCCTTTGCGGACTTGGCCGGTGAAGATGTCCTTGACATTGATAGCAGTTGGAGGTGCTTTCTTGGTCATGTTTGTTTTTTTGGACAACTTCTTCGGAGTGTTTGGTGGAGTAAGTTGTTGCTTTGGAACTCGCTTTGTGCCGCGATTGAGCATACCATAGGCGGTACTGCCGACATCGTAAGCAGTCGCTGCTGCTTGGAAGTACGGCGATATTCTCGCACCAAGGCGGGCAGCGCGACTGGCAACACTTGTAGCCCTAGCAACAGCACGGGCAGAATAGGGAGAAATTGACATTTAATTTTTTAGGTAAACTAACCTCTGCCGCGACCTCGTCCTCGTGCTCGTGCTCGTTGGACAGGACTTCTGCCCCATACTCGGGCGCTCATATACTGGAGGGAAGGTGTTCCGATACCTCGAGTACTATATCGGTAGTGGCTCCCGCCTCGACGCGGCGGCATGCGGAGCGTAACGAGACCGCGGCCAGGACCTTGCCTAAGAATAGTATTACGACGATGCTGCATCCAATTATTATGTTGGCATACAGTGCAGGCAGGATCGTGGTGGCCGAGATGTCCATGTACCATTATATTATTTCTTCGGTAAACTCAGTTACAGTGAGTCTCCTCATTAAGGCGTCGACGGTATTAGGATCAGCATCAGGGTACCAATGTTCTGGTCGCAAGTTCGAAGTAATCCAAATCTTCGAGCCAACTAACGGCCTACTTGATCCCTTGATTTCGATACGAACCGGGTAACGGTCAAGCCATCTGAGCATATGGGCGATGTCGATTCCTCCTCGAAAC